CCGAAGTTGAGTTTGATGATGGTCTTCTTGTGATTAAACTGACACGCATTATTCCAGAGCATCAGAAAAAGAAAGTCTGGTTCTAAATAGTATTGCGCGGGGCTACCCATTAACTATTGTTGCCTATAAGGGAGGTAATCTGGCAAAACCCAGATTGACACCTCCTCTTTTTTTGTGTATAATAATAAAAGGTATGATAAATTTATGTCTATCAAATTAGCACTTTTAAAATCAGGAGAAGAAGTAATCGCGGATATTAAGGAAATTATAAGTGAAGACGAGAAAGTAATTTCGTTTTTATTTTGTAATCCTTATACTGTAAAACTTCTTACGCCTCAAGTTTTGGTAGAAGATACTGAAAAAACACCAGAAAGAAAATATAGTGTTTCTTTTAATTCCTGGATGCCCTTATCTTCTGAAACTGATATTGCAGTAAGCACTGACTGGGTGGTTTCAATTGTGGAACCAATAGAAATGGTAAAAAAATCTTATGAGGAGAAAATGAATGGAAGACGAAATGATGCTACCGATGGATCAGCAAGTGGAGGAAGAGGGGGAAATAACGACCCAAGTGTTAATCTTAGTGAACAGGTTGATTTTAATCAGTGAAATTCAAGAAGTTTTAGCAGATATAGGACAACCTGATTGTAGATTGATTAATCCTTATTTAATTCTTGAAAATGGAGAAATGGTTCCCTGGATGAGTGAATACACAGAGGAGACTGAAGTTATGTTAAGTTCAGATAAAATTTTAACACTTTTAGAACCAAAAGCAAATATACTTGATAAGTATAATGATCTGATTAAATGAAATTTTATACAAATGTTTATGAAAAATTCAATAAAATCTATGTAAGAGGATATGATGATGGTGAATATTTTTCTTATGAGGAAGAATTTTTACCGACTTTATATGTCCTTTCTAAAAACAAAAGTAAGTATAAAACATTAGATGGTTTAGATGTAGAACCAATTCAACCTGGAAAAATATCTGAATGTAAAGATTTTTTTGCAAAATATGCGATGGTAGAAGGATTTCCAATTTATGGAAATGATAACTATAAGGCACAATACATTTCAGAAAAATATCCAGAAGATGAAATTAAATTTGATATTAAGAAAATACGTTTAGTAACAATTGATATTGAAGTTGCTTCGGAAGGTGGATTTCCAAATGTTTTTGATTGTGCCGAAGAACTTCTTGCAATTACTATACAAAACTATGCAACCAAACAACTTATTTGTTTTGGTTCTCGTCCTTATCATAATGTTCGCAAAGACGTTCAATATGTTGAGTGTAGTGATGAAATTAATTTAATACAAAGATTTTTAGCATTTTGGGAAGACCAAACACCTGATGTGGTGACTGGTTGGAATTGTGAACTTTATGATATTCCTTATATTGCAGGAAGAATTGATAGAATACTTGGAGAAAAAGATGCTCGTCGTCTTTCTCCTTGGAAAAATATTCACAGAAAAGAAATGGTAATTAAAGGAAGAGAACAAATTTCTTATAGTATTGCCGGTGTTTCTGTAATTGATTATTTAGATTTATATAAAAAGTTTACTTATACCAATCAAGAGTCTTATAAATTAGATCATATTGCTTTTGTTGAATTAGGTCAGAAAAAATTAGATCACTCTGAATTTGAAACCTTTAAGGATTTTTATACAAAAGACTGGCAAAAGTTTATTGATTATAATATTAAAGACGTAGAACTTGTAGATAGACTTGAAGATAAGATGAAGTTGATTGAACTTTGTTTTACGATGGCTTATGATGCAAAAGTAAATTATCAAGATGTTTTTTATCAAGTGCGAACTTGGGATGCAATTATTTACAATTATTTAAAAAAAAGAAACATTGTAATACCACAAAAAGATCGTTCTATAAAAAGTGATAAATTTGCTGGTGCTTATGTAAAAGAACCAAAACCAGGAATGTATGATTGGGTAATAAGTTTTGACTTAAATTCTCTATACCCACATTTGATGATGATGTATAATGTAAGTCCCGAAACACTTCTGGATAGAAAACATCCATCAGTAAGTGTAGATAAGATTTTAAAATGTGAAATTGATCTTTCTGAATATAAAGATTATTGTGTATGTCCTAATGGTGCAATGTATCGTAAGGATATTCGTGGATTTTTTCCTGAATTAATGGAAAAAATGTATAACGATAGAGTTATATTTAAAAAGAAAATGATTTCTGCCAAACAACAATATGAGAAAACTCCAACAAAGGAATTAGAAAAAGAAATTGCTAGATGTAATAATATACAAATGGCAAAAAAGATTGCTCTTAATTCTGCCTATGGTGCTTGCGGAAATGAATATTTTCGTTATTATAAGTTAGCAAATGCCGAAGCAATTACTCTTTCCGGACAGGTTGCAATTCGTTGGATTGAAAATAAGATGAATGCTTATCTTAATAAAATATTAAAGACTGAAAATAAAGATTATGTTATTGCTTCTGATACTGATAGTATTTACCTTAACTTGGGTCCTTTGGTTGAAAATGTATTCAAGGGAAGAGAGAAAACTAATGAAAGCATTGTTTCGTTCCTTGATAAGATCTGTAAAATGGAACTTGAAAAATATATTGAAAGTTCTTATCAAGAACTGGCGAACTATGTAAATGCTTATGCTCAAAAGATGCAAATGAAACGTGAGAATATTGCTGATCGTGGAATTTGGACTGCTAAAAAAAGATACATTCTCAATGTCTGGGATAGTGAAGGTGTTCGTTATGAAGAACCTAAACTTAAAATTATGGGCATTGAGGCAGTCAAATCTTCTACACCAGCACCTTGTCGTCAAATGATTAAGGATGGATTGAAGATTGTAATGAGCAAAACAGAAGATGAGATGATATCTTATATTGATAATTGTCGTAATACTTTTATTGGACTTTCACCAGAAGAAATATCATTTCCTCGTATGGTCTCAGATGTAAATAAACATAAATCAGTATCTACTCTTTACGGTAAAGGAACACCAATTCACGCAAGGGGAGCTTTGATATACAATCATATGATTAAAGAAAAGGGTTTGGATAAAAAGTATGCATTTATTCAAAATGGCGAAAAGATTAAGTTTTGTTATCTTAAACTTCCAAATCCAATTCGTGAAAATGTAATTTCTTTTATTCAAGAATTTCCAAAGGAACTAGCACTAGACAAATATATAGATTATGATTTACAATTCAATAAAGCTTTTCTTGACCCAATGAAAGTCATTTTAGATGCTATTGGATGGAACGTGAAAAAAACAGTTAACTTGGAATTATTTTTTGTATGACTATGGATTTTTTAAAAGAGATTGTAAAAGAGATTGGTGGAGAATACACACAACTGGCATCAGAGATTGATGAAACTGAAACATATGTGGATACTGGCAGCTACATTTTTAACGCTCTTGTATCTGGTAGCATCTTTGGTGGTGTTTCTGGGAACAAGATTACTGCAATCGCAGGGGAAACTTCTACTGGAAAATGTGCTCGCGGATCTGAAAAAATAGTTGTATACTGTTCTGATGAAACTGCACAAAAAATTAAAAGTAGATTGTTATTATTTTTATAGTTCTTTCTCCTGTGATTGTATAAATAATACAGTTGCTCAATTTTAATGAGAGGTGATGGAAAAAACGATCCAAGAAGATCATTATATTGGAAACTTCTTGGATTTTCCGAAGAAGAATCTACATTAAAAGCAAAACTTGAGTGCAAAAAATGTAGTCCAAGATGTCTTGAATATTGGTTAAAAAAAGGATTCACTGAAGAAGAATCTTTAATTAAAATCAAAGAAATTCAAAATAATGGAGAAAAAAATATTGGTTCTAAAAGAACCGAAGGACAAAAATTAAATATGAAAAAATCTCAAGAAAGTATTAATACTCTTGAGCACTGGATTGAAAAATATGGAAATGAAAATGGATTTATTAAATTTAATGAGTTTAAAAAAAATCAGTCCAAAAATGGAAAATCATCAAAACACTTTAGATTAAATAAAAATCCTAATACTTATATTGATGGCAGTATAAGAAGACCAGAGTATTGGATAAAATTAGGATATAGTGAAGAAGAATCTAAAATTATGGTTTCTAAATCTCAATCGAGAGGAATATATTTTTATATTAAAAAATATGGAAATGAAGAAGGTATAGAAAAATGGAAAGAACGAAATGATAAATGGTTTAAATCGTTTTATAATAGCGGCAAAGATTTAACAGAAATTAACCAAAAAAGAAAATTAAATTCTCACGTTGGTTATTATACTGAAAATACTATTGTAGGTATTGACAATTTAAACTTTTATATGATAGTATTGGTAGATATTGACGATACTATGATTATAAAATATGGACTAACTAAACAAGATACAATAGCAAAAAGATGGAGTGTTTCATTAAACTACAATTTACTTTTATTTAATAAAATGAAATCTTTAAATGCAGTCAAACTAGAAAATGAGTTTCATAAACATTTCAAAAATTCATACACACCAAGTGTGATTAAAACTACAGAATGTTTCAAATATACCGAAGATAATTTAAAAAAAACACTAGAAATTTTAGAGGAATTTAAAAATGGTTGAACTTGAACTTACATTTGAACAACTTTATAAACTTTATGGAAAAGGTGAACACGAAGTTCCCTATGAAGTGACTGATGAACTATATGTCGAAACTCCAACTGGAAGAACTAAAATTAATCAGGTAGTTACTAAACACAATAATGAAGTTATTCGTTTAGACTTTAATAATGAAGATAAGTTTGAATGTTCAGTAAATCATATTTTTATGGATTATCATACTGGAACTAATGTTAGTGCTATCGATGCCAAAGAAATTAATTCAACTTACGGCAAAAAAACCATAGTAGAAAAAACACCAATAGGAATTGAAAATGTTTATGATATTTCTATTGATGCTCCTCATTGGTATATTTCTAATCCAAAATCTGGAATTTATCATCATAACACTTTCTTCAGTCTTGCCGTCGTTAAGAATTTCCTTATCAATAATCCTACTGGATATTGTTTGTA